GTGTTTTTTGGAAAAGAAATAAATGGCACGAATTTTATTTGCCATTGTTGTTCAAAGGAAAATCGCAATGACCATCAATGCTTTTGACGTTATGAAAAGAGTGCAGGGCAAACGATTCAAGCCTATCAACAATGCCAATTGCATGGTGAAAGTCACTTATGTTCGTTCGCAATCTGAACAAGATCGATGGCGCAAGAAGCAAGCGGTTAAAAAAACAATGCGCGGTCAGATTAATTGGGGAGAAGCAAAATGATCGAGATCGGACCAAACTTATCACAGGCAATTGAGCTGTGTTTCGTTATGCTCGGGCTTTTGGGATTTGCGTTCTTTATGACGAGGATGTGAGAGATGATGGGGCATCGCGCAAAGTTGAAGGGTGGCGATGAATACGATGCCTTTCACCGGGTTGCTAGAAGGGTTCATATCTATCTCGGTCGCAGCAAGGTTGTGAAAAAAATCAAACGCAAATTTTGGAAACGGCAGAGGAAGATCAACAATGTCAGCGGTCGGGATGAAATGTGAAGCCTGCGGCGGTGAATCCGCCGTGGTTGATACCCGTAAAAGCGGGATCTCAAATTCTATCCACCGGCGGCGCAAATGCCGGATCTGCAAGCGGACGTGGGCGACGATCGAAATGTCCGCCGACGTCATAAAATATATTTTGAAAGAAGAGAAAAAACTATTTGCAATGGGCCGCAAAACATGACATAACCATTTTGTAGGGCGGTGGTGCCCTCCAGATGGAGATGACAATGAAAGTCCAGACCAAATATGACGACCGGCACGGCGGCGCATATGATCGTGGCTCGGCTGATGCCTATTATGGCCGCAAGTTCAACCCACACTATTACACCGGCGCTACGCATGCGTCCCTGCGCATCGCGCTGACCAAAGAGGATCCTGAGTACGCCGCTTATCTGGCGGGCTGGGAAGAGGAAGACGATCGTAAAGACTGGGGGAATTGATATGGTCGAAGAAGACGCAGATGGTTTGTGGATCGTCGGCAAGTTGGCGATACCGGCAAGCGAGTTCCATCGTTTGGGGTACATTTATTTCGGCGAGCGTTGGGTGAAGAGACCGTCCTATGGTGGGTCGGTCGAGGATTTTGAAAAGGAAAATGAAATGAAAGAGATGAATGAACAGGTCGAACAGGAAATTTTCGACGCAGGTTTTGAGGCTATGGCAAAGGCCATGCTCGATATTCTTAAGAAGTTCAAAGACTATGACGAGGGCGAAGTGATGGACGCGCTGATCCGCACGTCGCTGATGTTTTCGGTTCACTCTGTCGTCAGAGCTGGCGAAAACGAAGAAGCAATTCATGACGCAGTGAACCACATGGTCACGGCTGTTCATTTGAAGGATGCTTTGGAGCGGGGGAAACACTGATGGAGGACATCGTTGATCGGTTGCGCGATCCAAGGTGGATAAAACATTGTCCCGAAGCCGCCGATGAGATCGAGCGGGAGAGAGGAAGGTCTGACCATTTCATTGGGCATGGCATCCGCCTTGCCAGAACCATACGTGAATTGGAAAGAATTTGCCCAAATGTACCTCGTCACTTTTGGCTTTCTGTAAAAAATTCTTACTCAGTATTTATGCAAGAAGAGAAAGAATGGTTAGAGAGAAGAGTTGAATGGGAAAAAAAGTGTTTTGGTGATCCGCCAGAATTAGTCTTCAAAGAGGGTGATTGAAATGACTGACATTGTTGATCGGCTACGTTCGCCAGAAGTGTTTATCGTGCAAGAGCCAATGATTAGCCGCGTGGCATATGAGGCCGCCGATGAAATCGAGCGGTTGCGGGAAGCGTTGAAGTTTTACGCCGACAAATACAATTATCGCACTTCAACAGTTTATATGTGCGGACATTCTGGACCACACAACATTGATAGTGATGGGGGTAATAAGGCCCGTGCCGCACTGAAAGAGGGGAAGTGATGGAAACGACGAATAGTTTGTTTGCTATTTGGATTTTGGCGGCATGGATCACGCATGTGATTGTATGCATTCAAACCGCCAAGTGGGGCCTTTTGATTGCCGGTGCGATATTAGTCCCTGTAGCATGGGTTCACGGCACTGGCTTCTGGTTTGGAGCGTGGTGATGGAACTCGTTGAATGGTTGCGGGAGAGGGCAAAGAGTTTTTACAATCCAATGCAATCAAAATTGTTGGAAGCCGCCGACGAGATTGAACGGTTGCGAAATAAAGTCCAGTGGCTTGAGATGTGTGAAAACACGGTTATCAAACAGGACAACGAGATCGAGCGGTTGCGGGAAGCGTTGCAGCGGATCGTTGACTTAGATCAACAATTTAAAAACGGTGCAACATTGGAAAGAATTGAAGGTCGGTGTGCTGTAATTGCCCGCGCTGCACTAAAGGAGGGGGAGTGATGCCTGTCATAAAACAACACATGCCAAATTTCGTTTTAATTGACCCGCAGGAGGCAGAGTTTGAAACGCTTGATGATTTGATGAATGTTGAGTTCGTTAAAAGATGGACTAACAACGGTTGGGGGGACGATTTTCATCAATTTAGCATCAGCCATGACGATTGGATGGTGAAATTTGGTTATGAGGATTATATGCACCTCATGGCCGAAATGGATGGCGGGAAAAAGTGGTATGTCATCGGTTATATTTATGGTTCGTCGCCAGAAAAGATTGGTCTGCCTAAATGGGAAAAGAAAAAGGTGGGGGTGTGATGGATATTTTTAAGCAAGCATGTATCATCAAAAACGAAACCAATGAAACGATCATTATTAGCACAATGATTGAAGAAGCTATTTCGCCAACAGAGTCTGTTTTATTTTCAAATGAAGAAATTGTTGTGTTTGAAAGCCCATTTGGAAAACCTGTAGTGATTTCAATCAAACTGAAGGAGGGGGAGTGATGAATAAGTTGGAAGATATAAGGTTGGTTTCACTTTATTTTGACCCAGTGCAAGAATTGTTTAGGGTTGAAACAAATTTGGGATTGTCTGAAACCACAGAAGGCGCTGCGCAATTGCGATCTTTGGTTGCTGTTGCATTGTATAATGCAGCTGAAAACATGAGAAACAATACCGAAGCGGGATGCATTGATATTGATGGCTTTGAAATTACAGCTGTTGATGTGTTGGCAAATTAAAGGAAAGGGAGTGATGATGATCCAACTTAACCCGACGATCCCGCTGGACACGCCCAAGGGGCCCGCCAAGGCGCACTTCCTGATCGACTATGGTCAGGAGCATCACCTGCTCTGGGTGTGCTTCCAAGACGACACCGGCGAGTGCTGGACCTTCCCAAACCCGCAGGTCAAATTGCAAAAGAATTTCTCAATGATGCAGAGAACCGAGAAATGAGAAAACCTACCATGTTGCAGCTCGTCAAAGCGCAGATCCTCGCGCAGAAGGATGGCAACCACAAGCGGGTCGAGAAGCTTGACAAGGCTATCCGCAAGCTTCAACGTGAACTTTCCTCCAAGACATGACTTGAACCGCCTTCGGGCGGTTTCTTTTTTTTAATAAGAAGGCATTTTTTTGTTTGCAATTATTTTTGATTCGTATATTGTGATTCTTGTCGGGGCGCGGTGCCCCGCCCAGATGGAGATGGCAAAATGATTATTCAAATCCGCATCACAGCAAATAAAAATGGTAAGCGTATCGCCCATTATTACGGAATAGGTCGGCGCTGGCTTCCAATTTCAGTTGAAGCCGCTGAAACAGCTATTAAGACCGGCACTCTTTTTGGCCGCCGCGCAGAAGCAGAATAACGGGGGCCCCGGCCCCCACTTACCCCAAACGGAGATTTGAAATGACATCCTTTGAAGCAATCCTGACCATTGAGGCCGGAGAAGACGATACGGATCTTCTCCTCGAGGCGTGGCAGATCCTGATCGACGAGGGCGTCGTGTGGCACCTGCAGGGCTGGTACGGTCGCACGGCGGCTGCTCTTATTGCGGAGGGCTTGTGCAATGGCTAACGCATCAACACGCCGAGTGACATTCAAATCGATTGTGGGAACACTTGCCTTCAGGAAGGGCTTCGAGGAGGCCAAAAAAGGCCTGCCACTGGCCGCCGATGATTTTGTGGGAAAGGATGCTTGGCATTATGAGAGAGGCCGCCAGTTCGCCTTCTGCTACAACGGAAGGCTAAAGGAAGGACGCCAAATCCGCATGGATGCCGTACTGGCCTTCCAGCAAGCCTACAACGCAGGGCATGTGATTTAAGAGACACCCCCGCCGCATCCTTGCCCCGCAGCCGTGACGGCAACGGGCGAGCGTTGAAAGGCGCTACAAGGGCCGGTTCTGGTTCGGTGGGGTGTCGTCGTAGTCCAGTGAAACCGGCCAAGCCGTCAGGAAAGCTCCCGAAAGGGGGCTTTTCTTTTACGTAGATGCGTAGGGAAAATACGTAACACGAATTGTTTAATGATTTCAAATACTTAGGATACAAAGATACATAGGGGTATATATACAGATATACACCCTATACATACACCCTCTATACCCCCAAAAAATTAAGAGAAATAGAGACATAGCCTTAAGACTGTTTCATCACAAAATCACAAATCAGTATTATAACTATGTATATATATATCTATATATATATATTTTATATAATAATTTCAATGATTTAATACATACGAGATGCGTAGGGCGTTTTTGCCGTTTGGCCCTACGTTAAATCAATAAAAAGTCAAATTGACAGTAATCAGAGATTTTCATATTACAAATAAGTCAATGTTACTTCTAAGGAGGCTTAAATGTTTGTAATTGAGAAAAATATCGTCCATCCCTCGTCACGGTTCAAAATTTTTGAGAGGGCCCCATGGCAAGAGATGGAGATTGGGGATTCGTTCTTGGCTCGTGATATCTCGGAGGAGGAGGGAAAGCTCCTTTGCCGGAATTATGGCGAGAAATACCACCGGCACTTCGACGCCCTTCAGCAAGATGAAGGCGTCAGGATCTGGCGGCTGGACGAAAAGGACAAGGAGGCTTCGACGGTCGAAGGCAAGGTTTACAAGATCATCAAGTCGGCTGGTGAAATGACCGAGGGTGTGATCATCAACCGAAAGAGAACCATGAAGCCTGATGACGTCCGGACTGTGTTGGAAAACCTGATCAAGAAGAACATGGTCTATCGGATCCCGGTCAATCACAACAGCAAAGGGCGCAAAACCTTCAAATATGTGCCACTTTGAGGTGGTAAAACGTCGGCCCGTCATGTTTTGGCGGGCCGATTTGCTTTTTGGGCCCGAAATGGTATGTTTTTGCGGGCTGGGGAGATTTTATATGAAAAAAGACGGTCGAGGTCGGCCAAGAATCATGACTGACGAGAAAAAGGTTTACGTCTGCGAGCAAATCGCGGCGGGACGTTCTGTCGTCGATATCGTCAAAGATGAGGGTTTCAATATTTCCCATCACACAATCAACCTCGAATTGAAGCGGGATCCGCTTTTTATGCGAGATTATGCGCGCGCGCGCGAAGTTTCGGTCGAGCCGAGGATTGAAGAAAACGAAGCGATCATCCTCGGAAAGGGCGAGTGGGCGAGCTATACGTTCGAGGAGCGCCGGGAAATCGTGAACGAGCGCCGGTGGAATGCCATCAGGCTGGCGCGCTTCCGCTATGGCGAAAAGGTCGACATCGACGTGAACGCAAAGGTTCAAGTCGAAGGCCGCGTGATCGATCCAGAGGCGTTTGATCTCGACCAGCTGATGGTGATCAAGGAAGCCTTGGCGCTGTCGCTCGAGGGGCCAAAAGAAGAGCAGGAAGACGAATATATTGATGCTGAATATGAAGAAACAGGAGAATGACAATGATGAAAGAATTGGCAGAAATCTTAGAAAAAGCGCAAGAAGAAGCGCGCCACTGGAAAATGATGGCAGGTCTGCGCGTCCCGCGCCGCGACTATGACGCGGTCCTCAAGAGCATGGCGGTTTGCCAGAATACGATCGAGCGCCTGATGCTGGCGCTGTTCAAGCTCAAGCCCAAGAGCGAAGAGGTAGCCGACGCGCGGATCATCCTCGGCATGCTCGAGCACCTGATCCAAAATAACCCGCTGATGCAGGACGAGGATTGGAAAGCCCGCGACATGGCCCGCGTCGAGGCGCTCAAGGCCCAGCGCATGAAGCGACCGGCTGAGATGCTCGGCGAGCGTATCGCGTTCGAGAATAGCTTCGAGGAGCGCGCTCTGAATAGGAAAAAAGTCAAAGGCACCGTCAAAAGGGAACACAAGCCTTGAATGACTTCGCGATCATCGATGGCGAAAAAATCAACCTGAAGGCGTCGGCTTTTAGGGTCAATAAGAAGATTGCCGAGCTGTCGCTCGTCGAGTTCATCAAGCAGGCGTGGCACATCATCGAGCCCGGCAGGCCTTACGTCCACAATTGGCACATTGACGCGATCGCGATGCACCTGACCGCGATCACGGACGGCATGATGCTGGACGACGTCCAGTACTATAACCGTCTGCTGATCAACGTCCCGCCGGGCGCAATGAAGTCCCTGCTGGTCAACGTGCTCTGGCCCGCGTGGGAATGGGGACCTCGCAACATGCCATACATGCGGTATGTTTGCGCCGCCCACAACCTCGACCTCGCCATCCGCGACAGCACCAAGATGCGCCGCCTTGTTGAGTCGGATTGGTATCAAGAGCGCTGGGGCGATCGCGTCACGCTGACCGGCGACCAAAATGCCAAGACCAAGTTCGAGACGACCGCGAACGGGTTTCGGCAGGCTATCTCGATGACCGGCATGACCGGCGCGCGCGGCGACCGCGTGATCATCGACGACCCGCATTCGGTCGACAGCGCCGCGTCCGAGGCCGAGCGCACGAGCACGATCGAGACGTTCGAGCAGGCGATCCCGACCCGCCTGAACGACCCTGACAGGTCAGCCATCATCGTCATTATGCAGCGTCTGCACGAAGGCGACGTGTCCGGCGTGATCCTCGAGAAGAAGCTCGGCTATGACCACATCATGATCCCGATGGAGTTCGACCCCGATCGAGCTTACCCGACCATGCTTGGCTGGACGGATCCGCGCACCAAGAAGGGCCAGCTGTTCTTCCCGAAGCGCTTCCCTCGCCATGTGGTCGAGCGCGACAAGAGATCGCTCGGCACCTACGCCGCGTCCGGCCAGTTCCAGCAGCTGCCGACCCCAGAAGATGGCGGTATCATCAAGCGCAAGCATTGGAATCTCTGGGAAGATATAAAATACCCTCCATTCGATTTCATCATCGCCAGCCTCGACACCGCGATGACCGAGAAGACCGAGAACGACCCGTCGGCCATGACCGTCTGGGGCGTCTGGACCGACGACCCGAAGACCCACGCGACCCGCATGATCGGGAAGGACGGCCACGCCGGGCAGATCATCCGGACCTACGACGAGCGCGAGGTGCCACCGAGGGTCATGATGATGCATGCGTGGTCGAAGCACCTCGAAATGCCGGACCTTGTGAAGCTCGTGAGCGACACCTGCCTCCGGTGGAAAGTTTCGGTTCTTTTGATCGAAAACAAGACTGTGGGCCGCCCAGTTGCGCGGGAGCTGCAAAGAATGTATGGTGGCAGGCACTTTGGGGTTCAGCTCGAAGATCCGGGGTCGATCGACAAGCAAGCCCGTCTTTACTCGGTGCAGCACCTATTTGAAGAGGGGCTGGTGTACTGCCCCGATACGGACTGGGCTGACGAGGTCATAAACCAGTGCATGCGCTTCCCGAAAGCTAAGCACGATGACTTGGTCGATACAGTGTCGATGGCCATGCGCTACCTGCGCCGCACAGGCTTTGCGGTTCGGCAGGAAGAGGTGCAAGAGGACTTTGAAATGTCCCGTCAACACTTGGGCAGGCCGCCCGAACCTTTGTATGGTGGGATTTAATCCATGGCTCTAGTCGCCCCTCAGAACCTCCGCCTTGCCGATAACGAACCGACACCGTTTGAGGGCGAGGATATTGCCATCGAGGTGACCGAGGACGGCCCTAAGCAAGACATCGATGAGCATGGCAACATCATGTCGATTGAGCTGCCCGATGGCTCGATCACGTTCTCGCTGGACGGCTCGCCGATCGAGAAGGCGGCTGACCGCAAGACGGGATGGTTCGACAATCTGGTCGACGAGATCGATCAGCTCGAATTGAGCCGCATCGCCCACGATCTGATGAAGGGCGTCGAGGATGACCTCCAATCAAGAAAAGAATGGATCGAGGACAGAGCCCAAGGCATCAAACTCCTTGGCCTCAAAGTCGAGATCCCCGGGCTTGCCGGTGCTGCCGACGGCGCTCCTGTCGAAGGCATGTCACGGGTCAGGCACCCGCTCCTGCTCGAAGCCGTATTGCGTTTTCAGGCGAATGCGCGAGCCGAGCTATTGCCTACTGACGGGCCGGTCAAGATAAGGGAAGACAACAACAATGCTGATCTTCAGTCCGACCAGCTGGCCAACGACCTCGAGAACGACCTCAACCACTATCTCACAGCCACTGCAAAAGAGTATTACCCTGACACCGACCGTATGCTGCTCATGCTCGGGTTTGGCGGGACAGCCTTCAAGAAGATATACTTTTGCCCTCTTAGAAACCGACCAGTCTCAGAAACGGTCGATGCTGACGATCTCATCGTCAACAACTCCGCAACCGATCTCAGTAACGCGAAGCGCATCACCCACCGCATCTATATGAGGCCTTCGATCGTCAAGCGGATGCAGATCCTCGGGGTCTACCGCGAAGTCGACCTGTCCGACCCGAAGATGATCAAGTGGGACGCAGCCCAGCGCGAGAAGATGTCGCAGCAGGGCATCAGCGCTGAGAATTTCAACGCCGACGACCGCGACCGCGAGATTTACGAGATCTATTGCGAGCTGGACATCCGTGGTTTTGAACACCGCCGCAAAGGCAAAGAGACTGGGCTCGAGATCCCGTACCGCGTCACGATCGACGCGTCGACAAAGGAAATCTTGTCGATCGTGAGGAATTATGATGAAGACACCAAGGATCTTCCGGAAGCTCGCCAGAATTTTGTCAAATATACCTTCGTGCCGGGCATGGGGTTTTATGATCTGGGTCTCCTCCACATCCTAGGCAACACAACCAACGCGCTCACGGCTGCTTGGCGCGAAATGCTCGATGCAGGCATGTACGCCAATTTCCCCGGCTTCTTGTATGCCGACACGGGAGCGCGGCAGAACACCAACATCTTCCGTGTGCCTCCGGGCGGCGGCGCATTGGTCAAGACGGGCGGCATGCCAATCAATCAAGCCGTGATGCCGCTTCCCTATAAAGACGTCGGCGGCGGGCTCATGAGCCTCGTCGACAACATCGCCCAAACCGGCATGCGAATTGGCGGCACAGCCGAGCAGGCAGTTGGCGAAGGCAAGCAAGACGCGCCGGTCGGCACGACGATTGCGCTGATTGATCAGGCCACCAAGGTGCTCAACTCGGTGCACAAGCGCATGCATGCCGCGCAGGCCGAAGAGTTCCAGCTGTTGGTGCAATGTTTCCGAGACAATCCCGATTCGTTCTGGCAATCCAACAAACGCCCCGCGCGTAAGTGGGACGAAGAGACGTTCCTGCGCGCGCTCGACCAAGTCGACCTCGTGCCGCAGGCGGATCCGAATACTGCCAGCCAGACGCAGCGCCTCATGAAGGTGGTGGCGCTCAAGCAGATCCAAGCCCAGAACCCGTCGATGTACGACCCGATCGCGATCGATACGGCGGCGCTGCAGGCAGTCGGCTGGTCGAACCCAGAGCAGTTTATGATTCCGGCCAGCGCGCAGGGCACACCTCCGCCCGAGATGCAACAGAAAATGGCCGAGCTTCAGATCAAGAAGCAGGACAGCGACACCAAGCTCATGCTGGCGAAGGGCAAGGTCGGCCTCGACCAAGCGCGCGTCCAGCTCGATATGGCAAAGATGCAGCAGGACGGCATGCAGACCGGCGGCGTCGTGGGGCCGAGCGACCACGAGAAGAAAGTCGACGCGATCGACCTGATCATCAAAGAAAAGCTTGCCGACGCGAAAATGATGGACGCACGGATCAAGGCGGCTGGGCTCGCGCTCACTGCCAAAAAGGATCAGTTCGACGGCCACATCAAAGAGCAAGAGATGTTGTCGAAGCAAGAGATCGAGAAGATGCAGCTGGCCGAGCGCCTGTCCGTGCATCCTGAGAGCCAAGGCGTGGTCTACAACATGATGAACCATGTCCTGCCGACAATGAGGGGCGAAGGCAATGAATGACGCACTCCGCATTGCAAAAACGATAGCACCGGCAGCTCGAGTTCGTTACGCCCCCGGTGGCGAAGCGAACAACATGATCCCAACAATAGCTCCGGATGAGACATCGCATCCCCTTGAAGCGACGGCGCAGCGGGAAAATACACCCGGCGTTATTGTTTCTCCTTATCCGGGAATGCGCGGACGTCGCCAAGAGCCGGGCTTGGATCCTTCGGTGCAGCCGGACGATGCTCTTACCAAATGGACGCCGGGAACGCCTAATTTGATCGGCGCGCCGGTTCCTCCGCCTATTCAGCACCCTTTGCATGCTGAACCACGGCACGAAAAAATCAGCCGTGTAGCATCTGACATTTTCAAATCTCCGGGTTTCCAAGATCTGGCGTATGCGATTACCGGTTTGCGCGGTATCAAAGCCGTGCCAATTCATGGGATGTATGAGGGAAACCGCGAGCCATCTTTTGCGTTCCAGCATCCCAACATGACCAAAGAAGCTTCCCAAAAGCTTGCAAACCTGTTGGGGTTTGGTTTCGGCCAAGATTCTACCGTTCGCGTTGACCATGATGCGCATGCTTCTCAAGTTACGCCCGCAATGCTCATTGGCAGCGGAAATGTCTTGAATAAGCGTCAAATTGATGCGATTATGGAGCATGCGAAGAACGAAGGCCTTGATGGCGCTTCTTCGACAGAAGATGGTAGAGCGGTTAAATTTTTACATTTTGGCGGGGAGGAAAATCTTCCCGGCTTCATTGATCAAGTTAATCGCGTCGCAGATAAATCTGGCATGCAGCATCGCTTGATGGCGCATGCAAACACGGAGTTGGTTAACAATGAAGACTACGTCAAAAACCTATTTGGAGAAAATCGCGAAGGAGAAAGGGGTCCCGATGGCAAGCCCCAACCATCCGATTTATTCAAGCGCACCGTCGATCACGTTCTTGCACCGTACGCAAAAGGCATCGCAGGTGAAGGGTTCAGGCTCTCACCGGAAAGGTTAGCCCAATCCCATAATCTTCTTCCTCATGAAGAAGATTATATACGCAATGCGCTGTACCCTACAGGTAAGAAATCGGAAGACCGCACAACCATCCCTCTTATGGAAGGGAAGGAACCGTTAGACGTACGCCCCACCGGCCACAATGGCGCATCAACGGTGGATGATGTTCTGTTTGCATTGCAAAACAGGGCTGGCAAAAAGGGCATGATTGACCCTGAAGATCGCAGCGATAAAGCTCGCGATCTTATTGCAAACGATATGGCTCGAGAAGTCGAATATCATATGAACCATTCGGATAAATCCGCAATTGGTTGGTATGACGACGCTTTGAAAAAAGCCATGTCGCATTATTATAAAATTTTTCCTGAACTTGCGACAGATCCTGAAAAGGCAATGCAGTTCAAAGCTATCCTTGGCATCACATCCCAAGGAAATAACGTCTTTGAAAATTCCACATATGCGGCGCGCATGTATGATTTGATCCGCAATGGCGCAACTATGCCAGAGGCGATCAAAAAATTAAAAGGATCTTTTGGAAATCAAACTGACGCTATCGAACAAAACTTGCAGAAGTATCATCATTTGCTTGACAAGAATGGCTTTGATCGCATGTCAAAGCTTTTCAATACAAAAATGACAGTTGCAGAATGGAAAAAATTGTTTGGCAGCGACCCGACCCTTTTTGGCCCTAATGGGAAGCCATTGGGAAGCGTCATAAAAGGGAAAGCAGATCAGAAAGTTACCGGTTGGTCAGTGTTCGGGCCTAAAATCGGTTCGTTTATCAATAACCTTCATGGCGATTATTCAACTTTGACGGCAGACTTATGGTTTAGCCGCACTTGGAATCGGTTGCTTGGCCACAATTTTATTCACAATCCAGAAACAGAATCTGGCCAACTTCAAAATTTCAAAGATGCTCTTAAGGCTGAATATCTGAAGAACAATAACCCTCTTCAGTTCCAGCAAATGCCTAAAAAAATTGAAAACGGAAAAGTGACCGATAAGCCTTGGCTTCATGGTGACGATACTAAAGGCATGTCGCCAGAAGAATATGATCGTTTAATAAATGACCCCGATGCTCTGCTTGCTAAAGCTCAAGAGCTTGAAAATTTATATCGCAAAGGCGGCTATAAAGATAAATCTGATTTGCGTCGTCGCGCTAAAAATTGGATTCAAAATCGAGAACAAAGTGTAGCCGCTCCTCGAGGCGACACGGAAAGAAATTTCCAACAACAAACAGCTGAGCGCGCGCAACAAATTTTGAAAAAGAAAACCGGCAAAGACATTAGTGTTGCTGACATTCAAGCAGCGCTTTGGTTCCACGAAAAAGAATTGTTTGCAAAATATGGCGTGGCTTCTGAAAAAGCAAAACCTGCCGATTATGAAGACGCCGCGAAAAGAGCTGTTGAACAATATCATTTGGGCGATCTTCACAAGGTAAAATCTACCGGCAAACAATACGGCGTTCGATTTGATGAAGAAGAACCAGAACACGAAGCAACTGGCGGCGTTGTCCGTCGTGCTTACAAAAAAGGCGGCAAGGTCGAAGGTGCGATTTGGCATGAGAAAGATGCGTATGGGGATGGGGGTGAAATACCTAATCCCATGTCAGTATTCCCTAAACCGCAACGCATGTTCCCAGAAGATGCGCCTGTTTTCGGCGGACAATATTTGTCAATGCCTGATAAAGCAGACATGACTGGCCATAAATCTGCAGCTGCCTCTATCGGCGTACACCCCGGTGGCAAACCTTATTTTATTGCATCTCGTGACGCTGTTGATGAAACTGGTACACCCGGTCGCGGTAGCGCTACGGCAAAAACCAATTTATTCAAACAAAAAGCAGGGTGGAAATGGAAAGACGCTCCAGAGGGGCATGAAGATACAAACACAGTTGTATCTGTCGAACATCGCGGCCAACATCATTATGCATTAAATGCACATTTTCCCAAAGGCGTGGATTTTGCTCGATATGAAAATTCTCCGTCAGAGCCACGTCTTCGCCCCACAACAAAAGGTAATATTGAATTTGGTCCTCAAGCAGGTAGCATTCTTGTCCGTGGTCGAGAGCACCCAGTATATCATCACGTAATTGTAAAAAATGAAGGCGGAGAAGTCGCACAAAAAGCTCCAATTGCAAAATCAAAACTTCAAATTCATGATCCTGCAATTGTCGAGCATGTGCTCGCCAAGGTCGGCGCTGTGCCACCGGCGCTTGACCCATCACTCGTGGCAAAGCGGGGACGCCCGCTCTAAACCTCCGGAGTACGTACCATGGAAGAGTACAAGAAAGATGACCGTGGGAGGTCAAAGGCCAAGCGCCTGACAGCCGACCCACACACCAAAGTCGACAGCTCGACTTGGACACCGCCTGAAGCCGAGAACGCTGGTGTGAAAACCGGCGCTCGCCCACTGACCAAGCGCCTTTACAAAAAGGGCGGCAAGGTCGTTGGCAAGCATGAAGGCAAGGAAAGCCACAAGCACGGCGGTCGCATGCCACGCAAGACCGGCGGTCGTGCCACAAGCTTGACGCCTGACAGTCTGATCAACCGCGACGTCCGCATGGCGAATGACGTCCGTGAAGGCACAAAGCATGTCGGCGCGTTCAAGAAAGGCGGCAAGGCTCACAAGCTTGGCGGCGGCCCGATCGGCGCAAACCCCGTGTCGGCGCAAAACCAATCGATGGGCAAAGCAGCTGGCATGATGAAGAAGGGTGGCCGCGCGCATCGCGACGATGGTGGTCCGGTTCCTGTTCCTCCGCGCAAGGGCGACAAAGATTACAATCCGTATCCGTATCGTCCGGCGGCCAAGAACCCAAACAACCCTCCTAAGCAGCCTGCTTATCAATCTGGCGAAGGTTACGTGAACCAGAACCCAGAAGGCTATAAGAAGGGCGGCAAGGCCGAGAAGTGGATCCAAGGTGCGATCAAGCATCCGGGCTCGCTTCATAAGGCGTTGCATGTGCCAAAGGGCGAGAAAATCCCTGAAAAGAAGCTGCATGCAGCTGAAAAGAAGGGCGGCAAGCTTGCCAAAAAGGCTCAGCTCGCCGAAACGCTGAAGGGCATGCACCACGCTAAAGGCGGCAAAGCCAGCCGTCATCCTGACGAGGCCGAAGACAAGAAGCTCATCAAGAAGATGGTGAAGCCTTCTGCTCTCGAGCACAAGAAGCAGGGCGGCAGCGTCTTCTCTGGCGACAGCAAGAAGAAGATCCCGGGTGACACCGGCGGGCGTCAAGCGCGCAATGCTGGCGGTCGTTTGCATCGTGAAGGCGGCGGTCGCAATCGCGATCCAGACGACAACACGGCAATGCCACAGGCGACCTACAACTTCCTGACTGGTTGGAGCAATCTTGATAAGGCAACGCCTGATCAGATCGCTGCGATGAACCCGCAGGACCGTCAAATGGCATTGGCTGCTCAGGGTCCGAGCCGTGGCGTTATGCCAGCGCATAGTGCCGCGCCTCGCAAAATGGTTGGGTCAGGTCGCGGCGTAGCGGGCCCGACTGCGGATCAAATTCGCAGCGCGCTTAGTTCTTCAACGCCATCTGATGCACAGCAACAAGGCATGATGAGCCGCGCGCAACCTGCCATGACTACGGAGCACGGCTTGTACGGACCTCAGACTGCGAACGACGCGGCTATTAACTTCAGCCGTCAAGTTCCAGATCAGAGCGCGCAGCCTGTCTGGCATTACAGCGATGATACGAGCAATTCGTCCAGCGCTCCAGCGCCAGCTGGATATGTTGCGCCAAACGTCCCGGCCCCTCTTTGGGCTCGCGGCGGTCGCGCTCAACACGCCAAGGGCGGACGCACCAAAGGCAAGACACAGGTGAACATCATCATCGGTGCCGGACACCACCAGCAGCCGCAAGGCATGATGGGCGGCGCTCCTATGCCTAACGCTCCCGTGAACCCACAGCGCCTGCCTCCTGCTCCGCAGGGCGGCATGCCTCCTATGGGGCCGCAGGGCATGCCTCCGCAAATGCCTCCGCAAGGCGGCATGCCGATGGCGCGCAAGTCTGGTGGCCGCACTGGCTATCCGATCGAAACAGGTTCAGGCGGGGGCGAGGCCCGTTTGGACAAGATCAAAGCCTACGGCCTCAAAGGCCGTAAATAACAGATTTCCCCGGGGGTCCCTCCCGTCCCCCGGGTGAGAGGAAGGCCGGACGCCTTTCCAGCCCCTTGGGGCGTCCGGTCTGACCATCAATTCAAGGGGTTAAAGAGGGCACAATGTTAACAACAGCGTCTAAATACGCAGAAGAACTGCGTAAATTAATTGAACAGGAGTACGCTCGCATTCGCGACAATCTCGCAGGCGGTTCGGCATATGACTATTCAGACTACCAACGCAACATCGGCGTCATTTCCGGGTTGCGTCTTGCTCTGGAACTTATGGAAATTGCTCAAACCAACGCGGAGAAACGCTAATGCCTCCTATGAAAATGCAACACACGATCGACCCAAAAAAGGAAATTTTGGACGAGATCGGTGACATTAAAGAAGTTGAGATCTTCAACAATCAGATCCTCTGCGCGATTTACATTCGTCCGCAGAAAACAGCGTCTGGCATCATCCTCACCGAAAAATATGTCGATGAGGACAAGTACCAAGGCAAGGTCGGTTTGGTGTTGAAGATGGGGCCAGAGGCTTTCGTTGATGAAAGCGGCAAATGGTTCAAGAATATGAAGATAAAGGTCGGCGACTGGGTGGTTTTCCGGCCTTCGGACGGCTGGGCTGTGTCTATCAACAACAAGTCCTGCCGTGTCCTTGATGACGTAGCCGTTCGCGGTCGCGTCAAATCACCTGATATTGTTTGGTAAAGGATAGAACATGGCAGATGAAGACCAAATACAGTTGGAATTAGAGCCAACCGAAGAAGAAATTCAAATTGTTGAAGCCCCAGATGAGCTGAAGATTGAGGAAAAACCTCAACTTCCGCCCGAAATCGGCATTAACGAATTGAAATTACAGCTCGAGGAAGAGCGCAGAGCCCGTGAAACGGCTGAAAGGCGCGCAAAGGAAGCCTATGAGCAGGCTGCAGCGGCGAAAAATGACGCAAATGACAGTAATTTGCGCATGATCGACAATGCAATCGAAACGCTCAAACGGAATCAGGACATTTTGAAGCAAAATCTCCGTGATGCCGTGGCTGCCGGTGACGCGGATGCTCAAGCCGACATTATGATGTCTCTCAACAAGACAGAAAATGATCTGCGCGACGTCCAAAGAGGCAAACAACAGTATGAAGCGACGGCCAAGAAGGCAGCTGCGGATCCTGTTGAGGCTTTGGCATCCCAATTGACGCCAAAGTCAGCAGAATGGATCAGGGCGCACCCTGAAGCCGTTCATGACCCGGTTCTAAACCGCAAACTTCGCCGCGCGCATGAAGATGCGGTCGACGATGGGATCGTTCCGGACAGCCCGGAATATTTTTCGTACGTCGAAAACCGTCTCAACATCAATCGTCGGCAAGAACAGCCGAGAGAGCAGGAGTCAGCCTTGTCTGAAGCGTCCTCATCGTCAGCTGGCCGTCGCGCAGCTGCACCACCAGCGGCCCCCGTGTCCCGTTCAGGGACAGGTACGGGCGGTCGTCCGTCAAACGTCGTCACCCTGACGCGCGCCGAGCAAGAAGCGGCTCGAGACATGGGCATGACGCCGAAAGAATACGCCGCAAACAAAATGGCGTTAATCAAAGCAGGCAAATTGGCCGGTTAATAGGAGATATTAAACATGAAAACTGCAGCACAGCGTCCAGATCTGCGCGGCGAGATGCGCCCAGAGGTGGAAGACGACCGCCTCGCAAAGCGTATTGCCGAGTTGCGTGACCACAACAACGCCAACCTCGACGAAGGCGTTGACAAATTTGCCACCCCTACCCCGCCGCCCGGCTGGTCGTATGAGTGGAAGATGAAATCGGTCAACGGCTGGGAAGACCCGAACCACAACAACCGCATTTCCATGGGCGGCTGGGAACCGGTCGACGCCAAGCGCCACCCCGAGATGATGCCGAAGGGCTATGTCGGGGCAATCGAGCGCGAAGGCGAGCTCCTTTGCGAGCGCCCACTGGTAATCACACAAGAACGGCAGGCCAAAGACC